TCAAGTTGTGCATCCATTGAGACAGCACGGTTGATTCTATCTTCGTGGTTGCCAAGGAGGATGTGCCTCTCAGGGTTCCATTTACCGTGCCTGGTCTTACGACGATTCGCATTGAAGTCCGTGAGGGCTTGATTAAGTATTCTCCATGCTTCATTGGCTGCTTCTATGTCCTGTTTGTAACGGCGACCCTCCATAGCCTTCTTGCCTTTGTCATACATGGACAAAGACGGCATGTCTGCGTGGTCACCTAAGTGAATAATTTTAATAGGTTTATCGTGGAACTCGTCCACAATGTATTGACCAATCCATTTAAGATGGTCTGTTGGTACTCCAGCCTTAGCCTGAGTATCTGGAATAATTACGTGTGTTGTTGGTGCCTGCAAGGTAATTCTCCTTGTTTAGTCCGCCTTTCAGCATTCTAACACACAAGTTAGCAACAAACAACAATAATGTAATTTATCTTTCTGTTACTGCGTTTGCCACCTCAGCAGGGGTAATCGAGTACAAGTCGGGCCATTGCATTGCTTTGGGGAACCCTCCATACCACAAAGCACCGGCTACTAATCCAGAACAAATCCAAGTACGGGATTTACGTAGACAAATAGCGTCTGGAAGAAAGTTATCAAGGGCACATGAAAGTATGCTAAGATAACTGTATTTCAAGCCCACCTGAGAGCGAGCGAACCTCAACACAAGGTCTCGGTTCGTTGTTCTCGGTAGTTCCACTACCTCGAACGTGCCACCAAAAGCAGATTCATCGAGAGTTAAGTTGTCGGTAATACCTTTAGGTTGCGCTTGAATGAGGTACCACTTACCGTCCACGTATCTATCCAAAATGGCAACGTGATTCCACTTTGAGTATTCTGAGTCGGGCATAAAGTGTTGTGCCCATCTGATACTCTTACCAATAATTCCTTTGGTTGAACAAAATACAAGGTCACCTGGATTCATCTTTTCCCTCTAGGTAATCGACACGTTCTTCTAGTGCCGCTAAATCGTAATCCTGACGCACGTCCGTAATGTCCTCAATGTTTTCGTGACCGTGACGTGTAGCAAAGTAAGTGCTGATGTATGCAGATACAAGACAAAAGCAAACCAGTTGCCAAGTGAAATGACTGACTGCTGTCTTAATGCAGAAGATGTTGGCAAGCCAGTAGCCCACCTCGGTCATGCCTGCAACGTGTGGCCTGCCTCGTGCTTCTGCCTGAACCATAAGCACAGAGAATACGTTGGCAACGCCAAGCGATAAGGCTGCGAGTAATGCTATCTTCATTCTTTGTCCTTTAGTAATTCGTGTATTTCTTGAACCAGAGCATGTGTCTCTAGGTCTAGTTGGTAATCCTTGACCGAGTGTTCGGTGTCTTTCTTTTGCATCTCGTCAGAGATACGGTCTGCTCGCTTGGCTGAGATAAGCAACACTGAACCTTGTAGACCAGCCACCATAGAAAGCACTAGGTTAAGTCTGAAGAATGGCGCAGGGTCAATGCCGAAACCAGCAGACAGAATCCACAGCACCATAGCGGTGCAGAACACAATAAGAAATGTCCAGGTACCCATGCCATGACGCATAAGGTCAGCACACTTTTCTCCAAACGTGCGTTTTTTATTCGTATTCAAGTTCATTAAGGTGGGTTTCAAGTTCTTTAGCGACACGCTTAATGGCTTTCTTGTTTTTTTTCTGCTCGTCAATGATTTCAAAAACTGCTTTCTCGATGCGGTCCACGGCATCCCTCAGTGAACTACCGTGATTTGGCGACAACTCAGATTTCACTTTCTTCCAAACAATACGGCCAACAAAAAAGATAATGGGGAAAACAAATACTGCTAGTACTTGTGCAACGCTGGCAAGGCTATTCCAGTTCATGCGGTCGGAACGGGGTGCGCTGAAGTTGCGTTCAGTTGGTTGGTGTTAAAGCGTAGGTAGGTCTGTGGGAGTCGTCCGTCTTGTGATACGTGACAGTACGAAGGGTCGCCTTCTTGACCGTGGGAAATTGTTAAAGGGTTCTGAGCGTTAGCACCAGACACGTCAACAACAAGCGCTGTGTGCCAGCCAGTTCCAGGACCGTACACGATAACGTCGCCAGGCTGTACCTGAGCAAGTGGAATCTTTGTACCGTGACCCAGCAGTGTGCCGGTGTAGCCTTCGCCGTCATAGCCAAGACCGTTAGGGTCTGGTGCGCCAGCGTGGTTGTAGCAAAGAGTTACGAACGCTGAGCAGTCAGCAAACACAGGCCACTTAATTGGGTTCTGGTTGATGGCTTCCATGCGTTGTCCACCTTCGGTGTAGTGGAACTGCTTGTGATGAGCCGCAAAGTACTTAGCCCAGCCTACAATGTTTTGTCTTACGTCTGTCATATATCTCCTTTTAGAATTACCAAACAAAAACTAAATGTGAAAGGTCGGGCGCTGTTGGCACCGAGTATGTTGTTACACCACTAACGTTAGCAACGGCCTGTACAACGGCAGTTCCCCCCGTTGGTACGGATGCAATTCCAAGTTGTGATAGGGCACCTGATTGAACGTATGTAGCGGCAAGGGTTCCGTCAGCGTTGTATGTTTTAATGTTGTAGGAGTAACCTGGAACTGGAGTCCAAGTTGCTGAATTACCTACAACAAATAAATTTTGTACTGTAACAGCCACGGAACTGCCAGGTGCAATAATTGGAGTTGCTCCTGCTACGTTGGTGCCACTATAATTTTGTCCACCTACAGAACTTTTATAGTTGTTAATTGAAGATGAGGCTATAACGCCAGGAATAATCATTAAACGATGTCTCCAACAACAACCCATCCAAGTCCACCGCTAATAAAAATTGCAGTAGCAACAGAACCAACGGCACGAAGTGAAGGGTGGTTTGTCGTAGCACCAGTCGAAAGTACTGTAGCACCACCAGAGCCCTGAATAGATACTGCTGCGTTAGCACGAACAATGGTTACGTTTTGACCAGGGTTTGTAAATGACGAAGGTAACGTTATGGTACAAGCGGTGCTGTTGGACATGTAAATAATATTGTTACAGTCAGATTCAACAACGTTGTATGTTGTTCCCGTTTGGGTGTTGATGTTGTAAGTAACGTTTCCGGCAGGAACGGTAAGAGTAATGCCACCAGCCTGGAAAGCACCAATAAGAGTGTCACCGCTAAGGTTGTGAACGTGGTCAGCAGAAGCAGCAAACTTGCTAGCACCTGTGTTAGATGTTCCACCAATGATAATGTCTTGTGCCGCAGTGGTTGTTCCTGTGTGTGAAAGCACGTTAGGAACCAATGACTGAACAGCAGCCTGGGCTTCAGCGGCCTCTGTAGCGGTCCATACGACCACGAATGTAGAAGATGCAGGGTGAGCTAGGGTTGTGTTAAAAGCGGTTTCTCCACCGTAGTTGCGCTGAACAATGGTGAACGTACCAGCGTTGTACGTACAAAGTATCTTTTCTTCGTTAGCAGTACCGTACTCAACGGCTACACAGATAGCACCACTAATGGTTGTGCTTCCTGAAACAACGTCAGTCCAAGGGCTAAGCGATGTACTGGAGGTGAACGTAGCGCTTGTAGAAGTAATCGGAACGGCAAGCGTACCGGCTACGGAGTCAGCAACGTATGAACGGTTTGGGTAACTTAAAGCCATGTTATAATTGTACCTTTTCTAAAATAGTGCCAGCGTTACAGAATCTGCTGGACTGGTGTGTAAACGTAGGGGCTAACAGTCTTAAATGTGATTACACAGTCACCTTCAAAACCGTTTTCGTAATTGTCACGACGCTTGTGTGGTAGCCAGTCAAGTGATTCAATAACACCAGTGACCGACAATGGACCTTCTTGGTACGTAAGAATCTCTTGGTTCTGACGACGGTTTTCTAACCAAATAAAGTTGTCGTATGGGTCAACAAATGTTTCCATACCATCAACAACGGCAACAGAAAACAACTGAACAACAACCATGATGGCCGTACCAGAAACCGCAGCAGGCCACGCCTTAAGTGTCCAACGGTGAAGAATAGGTGTGTACCCACGGTTGGGATAGTCAGAGATAAGTGTTAGGCTGACAGAGAATTGTTCAGCGTGGTAGTTGGGTACTGGGAATTCACTAACAGAAGTGTCACCGTTTTGTGGGTATGAAGGTAGTACCTGTAAACCAGCAGCGTCAGAGTCGTTGGGGTCAATGTCAATGAACGCTTGTATGCCAGTTCCTTTAGATGCTGGAGCAATGGCACCATAGTCAAAGTACACAGGAATCTTTTTGTCAGGAATACCGTAGTCAAAGATTCCAGAAGTAATATTTCCTGAAGGTACATACTGGTAAACGATTGGGTTTCCACCTTCGTTTTGTGCAGAAGGTCCCCAGATTCCAGAACCACCAATAGCCATAATTGGCGTATTGAAGTATGGGTCCCAGTCAAGTGAGTTAATAATGTTGCTTGCACCTGGAACTCTGTTAACCATAATGTCTGATGCGTACGCAGGAGCAAGAGGGTCACCAGCAATAAAGTTTTGAAGGTCTAACTTACCAAGACCAGTGCTTTGGTCGTCGTAATTGTTCCAAGCAAACCATACGTAACGTCCGTCACCAACAATAGCCGTAACTGGCTGTGTCACTGGTTGAAGAATGTTAGGAATAAGTGGGCCAGCCTTAAGGTCACCAGTAGCAGTAGCAGTAGGGTCGTAAATACTTAGCGTTTGAGCCATACGAATACCACGGTTGGTACCAATAAAGATAAAGTTAAGGTACGACTTAATGCACGTTGGGTATTCGTCAGGCGACATAGGCAACGCTTGAATTGGTGTGTTTAAAGTGAACGGCTGAACAAGGTTGCTGCTTGTTATTGTTGTAAAACCAGTGGCGCTAGTTGTTGAAGCACCGGCAAGGTTAGAACGGTAAATACATCCTGAGTAATTTTTACCCGAAGCCGAGTTAACATAACCACTAATGTAAACCTGTGTTTCTCCACCGGCCACGTCAGACCAAATCCAATTAGGGTTTTCGTGGGTGTACAACATGTCTGGTACTTCTGAACTTATAACAGTTCCACCTGAACCAATGTAGCAATATGATGCCGGAACGGTCATGGTAAACGTAGTTGGTGAAGGAGTTGCAAGCACTGACCAAGAGGAATTAAATCCATACGGACCAGTGCCAGCAATGTTACCGCCAACAGCGTTTGCCGAAGAAAGAACGATTCCTGATTCTGCGCAGTTGTAAGTAAACACGGTGTTACTGGTTACAGATGCAACAGTCAAATTCGTTCCGTTAAATGAAGCGTGTGCATTACCACTAATGGCAATGGTTTCACCAACAGACAAACCATGATTACCAGTTGTGGTAACAGTTGCAACACCATTTGCTGATGTTATGCCTGTTGTTGCAGATATAACGGCGTTAGTTGTGCTACCTGAAATAGTAATTGGCTGACCTTGTGCCAAATAATGAGGCTGAGTAGTAGTAACGGTTGCGGTAGTTCCTGATACAACAATGCTTGTAATAGTTTCCGATACATCTGCAATGCTTGGAATAGCACCAAAGGCAGGGAACTGTGTAGCGTTGCGTGGTTGAAAAGCATACAAGCGACTTTTACGAGAAGCAATTAACTGGTCGTTAGCCCAGCGAACCATGTCGTATCCATTAGTGAAGGCAGAACTTACATCGTTTGATGCGTAAAGTTGGAAAACAGAACTTTGACCTATGTTACAGAACCAGATACCTGTGTCTGCAGCGATGTATGCGTAAAGGTCATTTGTTGCTAAAGAGTAAATGGCAGATGGCGCAGTAATAGCGGTAGGTGTATTTGCTGCATACGTTGTTGTGTCAAACGTACAAGTTGTTGCCGCACCCCACTCAGTTAATCTTCCACCGCCATCTCTACCGGTAGGCATAGAATTAACAAAAGAAACCGTAGCGCCATTAACGTATACAACGTAATCGTTGCAACGACTCATCATTAGGTTGTTGTTAACGCTACCAATGCTGTCTTTACGAAATGTGTCGGGAAGAAGTGTCGCCTGAAGTGGAAACGAAAATACGTCTACACCTTTTGATTGGTAGAAACGTGTCTCTTGGCTGTCACTCTTACGGTCAAGGTATTGCTGACCAGCACCCATTGACCATTCGGTTTGTTCACGTCGCCATAGACCCTCAGTATTAACTGTGCCCTGTCCGGCGATGTTGGTCATCATGATTGATTGACGCTGTGCAGGAATAGTCTTGTGACGGAACGCTTCACGGCGGTACGGTTCAAAAGAAGTGTCAATAGCAAACTGACGACTGCCGTTAGTAGACGACGTTAAAGAGATTGCATACGGCCCTAGATTGCCGTTACCGGCACTTGAAGGGGTAGCGGTAGGTGTGGTGTAACCAAGAAAAGCATCTTCTTCATTAAAAAATGTAAAGACAACACCAGAGAAAGTACCAGTGGCGTTAATAAATTCTGTTCCAGAAGATGCCGATGTGGTTGATGCGCTAATAGATATAACGCTTCCAACAATGTTAGTAATTGTGGTGCCGTTAGGAATACCATTACCTGAAAGACCCATGCCAATGGCAAGGTTGTATGTCGTGTAGTCAACGGTAATGCTAGTAGAAGCGTTAGTAAAATGTCCCTTAAATTGGTAAGTAGGAACCTCACTAACTGTAATAACGCCGTTACCAACAGACAGTACGGTTGCAGGGGTGTAGTTGGTTATTCCAAATGGTCCGTAAACCAGCATGCCAACTTTAATGCCAGCAGTGCTGCTTACAGAAGTAATTACATCGGAACCTGCGGTAAGTGTTCCAGTAAAGGACGTGGCCGGAATTGACGCATCGTTCTGGTCTGAGTTACCAAAGGTGGTACTGAAATCTCCGGCCATTACCAGCCCCTAATGCGAGTGTACTGACGAGTCAGACGGTCTGCTTCCTCATTGATTCTTTGAGCACGGCGCATAATAAGAGCATTGACAGAGTTAGATACGGAACCAGCAGGTACGTCAGTTGCTTTACGTGGGTCAGGTTGTGATTCCATAAAGTTACGTGAGATTTCACGGGGAAGCGTAAGGTCAATTTCTGCACCAAGAACAGGAATGTCAATCATGGTTGGTGTAAGGTTTGCTACGGTCTGGTTTGAGTAAGCGTTGTAAACGCTAGGAGTAGCACCAGTAGGGAAATAACCATTGTGAGGTGGGGCTTCATCGTTAGAACCTGGTGTTTGCAGAACAGAGTCAGCAGGGTCAACCAGTTTAATAAATGGTGCCGAGTACATAACGTAAATAGGAAGTCCAGGCCAACCCGATTCGTACAGTACTAAACCTTTGCCAGATGGGAATACTGGGTCAGGAATACCACGCAATACTTTCCATTTCTTAATAGCAGGAAAGGTACGGTATGGTGGGGCAATGCGGTAACGCACTTCAAGAATGTCAATGAAGTCGTCAGGTAGTGCTCCAAGGTCGTAACCAGCAAATACTGGGTTGTACGTAAGAGTGGCAACGCCTACACGGAACAAACCGTTGGTAGGAGAACTGAGTGAACGAAGGTCGTCGTTAATAGCCACACCGATGTCGTAGCGACTGTAGCGTGGGTTAATGTAAGCAATCTCTTTGTTGTTGTGGTCGGTCTGCCTTGAACCGTAGTAGCCACGGATAACCGTTGCTGTATTGGTAGCAGCGTTCCAGCCAGTAACGTACATGAGTTCCATCTCAACAGCCAGGATTACCCCAGGAGCAATACCGTTAGCCTGAGCACCAATAAGGGTTACATCAGTGTCGTCTGCGTCTAGTTCTTGGTCAATCTGAACTGCACGCTCACGAATACCACCCATAACACGGCGGTATACCTTTTCGATTAGGTCGCCAAAAGACGTGCCGTTACCGACACTACTGGAGCCACCTACGGTTACAACTGAACCGCCTACTGTGGTAATACTTGCCATGTTGTTCCTTTGATTAGTTAGTTGGTGCAGGTGGTGTAACGAAGTTGTCGTCAACCCACTTGTCAGCGAACGCTTGAGCCGTGGCTTCGTCTGACCAGTCTCCACCGTTGAGGTCGTGAGGCTGATGCCAAAACGGTTCGTTAGTTGGGTATGGGCTTGTGACGTTCCATGCGTTGATAGTGAAAGGTGCGGTTGTGTCCACCGAGTAACTGAGAGTCCAGCCTTCGTGTGTTGTAACTGTCTTTGCCCCTGCTGGGATTGTTGTTGGGTACATAATTTTCTCCTTAGTAGATTGTTGTTGGTCCTGCGTAGATGCCGAAGTTTACAGGAAATGATAATGATGGTGTAAAGTACGCACCGAAGGTTGTTGTAGTTGAAACTGCAACGTAGGTTGGATTTGTTCCAACAAGTCCGTAGGCGACGCCATACCAGTAAGAAGAACCAGAATTATTTGGCATTATGGATGCAGTCCAAGTAGTTCCGTTAGTGCTATACGCACCGCCGTTTGTTGGGCCATTAGCAACTGCAACAAAGTAACCGTTGCCGTAAGTAACGGCAGACCAGTTAGAAGCAGTTGGCATAGTGCTAGCAGTCCAAGAAGTTCCGTTAGTGCTGTACGCACCGGCGGTTGTTGAATTAGCAACCGCAACAAAGTACCCGTTACCGTAAGTAACTGATGTCCAGTTAGAAGAACTTGGCATTGTACGGGCAGTCCATGTTGTGCCGTTGGTTGACGATGCTGCGGCGGTTGTGCCGGTTGCCATTGCAACGAAGTTGCCATTACCGTAGCCAACGGTTTTCCAAATAGAAGAACTTGGCATTGTGTTGGCAGTCCATGTTGTTGCATTTGTAGAGTATGCACCGGCGGTTGTGCTACCGCCCTGAACAGCAACATAGGTTGGGGTTGCGCTAACGAGTCCATAGGCAACGCCATTCCAAGCAGTACTACTTGGCATTGAAAAATTAGTCCAAGTGGTTCCGTTTGTTGAATATGCACTTACGGTACTTGCGTTTGCAATTGCAATGAAGTATCCGTTTCCGTAGGTGATGCTAACGTAAATCTTACTTGTCATTGTAAAAGTATTCCAAGTTATGCCGTCTGTAGAGTATGCACCGGTAGCCCCATTAGGAACCGCAATAAAATAGTTATTACCGTAAGCGACGGCTTGATATGTAGAAGACGGCATTGTAGATGCAGCGAATGGAGATGGCCCACCAGAGCCAGCCACAACAGTAACGCTGGTGCTTGCACCAAAAGCACTTGTAGTAACAATACTTCCAACCGGAACCGTGTATGCAGTTCCACCAATCGTAATTGTAGTTCCATTTTTGTTCGTAGACGTAAGATACGCAATACCACCGTTGCCGTTTACTGTCGTGGTGTAGGTAGTAGCACTTGTAAGGCTTCCGTCAAGGATTACGCTTGAAGCGTTGACCGGCAGAACGGTGCTGTTTGATAGCGGTAAGTTTGACGCTGGAAATGTTGACTGACCCATAATTACGCCCTAACCGTTGCACCGTTGTAGATGCCGAAGGCGACTGGCAGTGTAGAAGCAGAAATGCTTACGCTAGTTGAGCCAGTAATAGCCGGTGTGTAAACCGTTGAACCTGGAGAAACCGTAAAAGGCGAACCGGTAACCCCAGTTAAAGTGAACGTAATCGAACTTGCACCGTTGGCATATAAAGCCCAGGGTGCGCCAGTTCCAATAACTGTTGTTGCGTATGGGCTTGAGTTAATCAACTGTCCGTCTAGCAGAACGCTAGAAGCGTTAGCCGGTGGTTGCGAACTGCAACTTGGTGATGGAAACAGTGATTGACCCATTAGAGGATTACTACTCCGCTGATGTGTGCGTTGATTGCCGATGCAGTACCAGCACCACCAGTAATGGCGTTAGAAGTTCCCGAAAGAACTTGCTTAACGTCAAAGAAGGCTGTGGAGTTGGCTGGAACGGTAACAGCGCTAAGAATCGGCACGGCTGTTGAACCAGTCTGCAAGTTAATAGTTGTTGTAGCAGCAGCAGTTGTGATGTTGGTCAAAGCAATGTTAGTAACGATTGCTGTTCCCGACGATGCACCTGCGTACAACTGTGTAGTGGTTGTAGTCGTGAGTGTTCCACGATACATAAGTGTTGGTGTCGTTGCCATTAGTAGGCCCCCATTATTGTCATAGTTTGATAATCATCTGTTTGCATAGCACCAGAACCATTGGTTGCTGTTACTGTGCTACTTATTGTAATACCACCGGTAAAGGTATTAGCCCCTGACCAAGTGTTTGTTCCTGAAAGAGAAACTCCACTAGGAGCAACCCATGATGCTGTCGTACCGTTAGAGGTAAGAACTGTGTTGTTGGCTCCAATGGCCAACGGAGTGTAAACCGAAGTTGAAGAAGCCAGTGGAATAGAACCAACAGCCGGAGCAGTTGAGGTGTTAAGTCCACCGTTGGTTACTCCAAGGGTTCCTTGTGAGTTAGCCAAAGCATTAGTGTCGATGCAGTACCAAACCGTACCGACAAACACTACCTGCAACGCTACGTTGGCATTAACCGTTATGGAACCGGTTGTACCAAATAGGTTAATTGTGTTACCAGAACCAGCGGCAAGTGTTACCGAAGTTGAGGCAAGGTTAATAATCGTGTTGATTGTACCGACTGTTGGGGTAACTGGCAAGGTAAATGTAACACCAGTAGAAGAACCAGTTGCGATGGTTGCTTCACCAGCAGTGACCGTGGCTGAACCAGTTGCCGTAGCACGAGTCTGAGCGTTAGCCAAGTTAGAGGCAAGTGTGACGGCGTTAGTAGTAAGACCAACTCCCTGAACACCAGATACCTTTGGCGCTGTAGCGCTTGAACCAGAACCAGCAAGGTCGCCAGCAAGTTGTACAATACCGAGTACTGATGACGTTGCGCTAGCAGTTGCTACACCAGATGTACCTTGGAATCCTTGGTATCCTTGAGGACCTTGAGCACCGGCAGAACCTTGTGCACCATTGCTACCAGCGGTTCCTTGAGAACCCTGTGCGCCCTGTGCACCGTTGGTACCATTTGTACCAGCAGCCCCTTGTGCACCTGTTGCACCTTGTGTACCAGTTGCTCCTTGTGTACCTGCGGAACCCGTAGAACCCTGTGGCCCTTGTGTACCGTTAGAACCGTTAGAACCTTGTGTACCTTGGTATCCTTGAAAACCCTGAGCACCTGTAGAACCAGCGGCACCTGTAGCACCTTGGTATCCCTGGTATCCCTGGAATCCTTGATTGCCCTGTGTGCCCTGTGTACCTTGTGGTCCCGTTGCACCCTGAGCACCAGTAAGTCCAGACGAAGCAACCATGGAAATGTTGATGTTGACTGATGGTGTGGCTGGGCGTGTTGGTGAAGAACCAGCAGTAAGTGGTATTAATGAAACAGATGTGTCAGATGATGACCAGTAAAATTGAACGTAATCATTAGCGGCAAGTGGGAATAGGTATGTGTCCTGCTGTGCCTGGGTACCCGTACCACTAAATGTAAAGACAATGTTTGTCTGTGTTAATGCAGAACCGTTCTTTGAAAGCCAAAGGTTTACAGTACTTGAACCACCGCCTGAACGTGTGAACTGACCTAAGAATTCAATAAGGTATGTACCAGCGTATGAAACAACAAACTGATTACCGTAAGCAACGTTTACACCAAACTCAGTTTCAAGTGTGTTGCATGAAACAACGTTGGCTGTGGTAGCCCCACCGTTGGTCTGTGTTGTGGTGTCGTAGAATGAACCGTAAATGGCGTTAGTTCCACCAGGTCCTTGTGGTCCTGTGTATCCTTGAAAACCTTGATAGCCTTGGTACCCTTGACTACCCTGTACGCCTTGAGAACCTTGTGCGCCTGTAACAGATACACCTTGGTAACCTTGATTACCTTGGTAGCCTTGTACGCCTTGGAAACCTTGAGCACCAGTATTACCAGTGTTACCCTGAGCACCTGTGGCTCCAGTTGAACCTGTTACACCCTGATTGCCTTGTGTACCTTGATAACCTTGATTGCCTTGAGTTCCCTGAGTACCTTGAACGCCTTGCGCTCCAGTAGAACCTTGTGTTCCTTGATTACCAATAACACCTTGAGCACCCTGTGAACCTGTAATTCCTTGGACACCCTGTGTTCCCTGTGGTCCGGTTAGACCTTGATATCCCTGTGGCCCTACAACTGTTGAAGGTAGACCTTGGTATCCCTGTGCACCTTGTACACCGTTAAAACCCTGGAAACCCTGAAAACCTTGAGTACCTTGGTACCCTTGTGGACCTTGGCTAAGAATAAGTGAGTCGTCGTATGACCAGTAGTACTGAGCAGTTGTTGAGCCTACTGGGTAGAGAACACCAATGTAGTAAGCGTCACGACTTGTTACGGCAATTTGCCACTGACCGTTACCACCGTATGATGTACCTGAGTAAACAATTGCGCCGGTTGAGTCGGTGTTAAAAGCGTTAGTTCCTAATACAGCCGTTGCTGGTGGTGTGTCACCTGCGGCTGGTGGAGCAGTAAAGAGAGAGGCATCGTAAGCCGTAATCAAAGCGCCATTAAGAAAACCAGAAGGACCTGATACTGTTCCAGAAAGGTTATATGTGGTCATAGTACTGATTCGCCCCTATTGATAGCGCCCTGTGTTTCATCTAAGCGCTTACCAAGTTTGGTGTCGCCCTTAAGTGTTGTTCCTGTTTCAATCTCCCATTTCGATACAGCACGGGACTCTAAAGCCGCCGCACCTTTTACCGACTTGGGTTGTGTTCCATCTTTGCGTAGTCGCTTGTAAGCGGCCACGTCTTTGTGCATTGCTTTTGTATCCATGTCGATAACACCAGCATTAGAACGTGTAGGCATAGCAGAGGCAGCAAAGCCAATAGACGCAGCCTTGCACCCAAAGCAGTTCTCTGGGTGTAGTCCAACGTTGTGTGGTGTTGCGGTCATGAAATCAAATCTCCGTATCCAGCAGCCGTAAGAGCCACTGCTTCTGCGTCTGTAACGTAACAAACTTCTTGATACACTTTAGCAATCCAAGGATTCTGAGCAACTGTAGTTACCGTTGGAACCGGCGGTGATACTTCATAGTTAATGTAGTACGACGTTGAGAACGGTGCCGATGGGTCCCATGGGTTATACGGGTAAGGAATGTTTGTGTTAGAGTTCTCCGGCGTAGCCGTGTCCTGTACAAACGTTCCGTCCGATAACGCAAAGACCATCACATAACGTGCTCGGTTCTTGTAGTAACGAAACAACCTATTTGCCAGACCTCGTGAGTCAGGCAAGATAGGCGGGTTGTCATAGACCTTGGGTGGCGTAAATGTAGCCACTCAGAACCTACTTCTTGCGTCCGTTAGCCCCAATGCGAGCAGCGTCAAGGGCATCACCCATACGAGCGCCACCAGTTGTCTGGTACTCAGCACCTTCGGTAACTGCTTCTCCAACAGGCAAGTTCACACGGTCATTACCGTGAAGGCTCTGCTCAAGCAAAGTGGTAGGACGCATGTCAACGACAAACCCGTCCTTCTTCTTGTCTACACTGTAGGCTTCGTCAAAACGACTTGGCATTAGATTTCTCCGTAAGTTTTAAAGCCCTCAACAGGAGGAGCGTCTGTTGCTGGAGCGTGCTCCAACTTAATAATATCCTCAAGCACAACTGCCTCTTTAACGCCACGAGCAGTGTTTGTTTCAACACCACGCATGCCCTTCTTAGAGTCAACACCACGCTCTACAGCGGTAGTGTCCATTGTGCCACGGAATGATTCCATGTCAACCGTTGGAAATGATGAACGTGATTCCATTATTTTAATGCTCCATATCCGTAACCGCCTACTACTCCACCAGTTTTTGTGTCACGTGTTTGAATTTGTGGTTTTCCATCTCCGCCAGTTACAAGTTCAGAACGTAATCCGCCCTTTGAGCCAGCGATTACTTGTCCAGTTCTTGTGTCACGTGTTTGCATTTGTGTTTTTCCATCTACATTTACAGCATCAGTATGGTATGGGCGTGGTGGTGTATTTATGTGGTTTTGCATTACAGGACCAGCATTAGGTGCGTGTGATACGCCTTGATGGTTCATTGTTTGCAATTGGTCACCAGCGTGGTTTTCTGAACCACGAGCATACGTTGAAACTTTGTGTGCTGCAGATGCAACATCAGCGGCAACACGTGAAATTCCA